TGCCCCTGTAGCATCGATCCTATTCATCGGGTGGTTGGGCTGCGAGGTGAGCGGCTTGCGCGGGTCACCCGCCTCCTGTCGGCGCGTCTTTTTCCAAGGGCGCAAACCGCCGTCCATGAATCCGCTCTCGTCAAAATTGTGCTTAAAGTGGTTCTTTGCCACGACAGCCGCCTTGCGCGGTATTTCGTCGCGCAGGGCCACCTCTACCTGCTTCGGTGCACGGGCGATGATATTGGCTATTTGTTTGGCGTCCATAGAAAATTATTGCTTAAAAGTTTGTTTGTACGAAATATTTTGTATCTTTGCAAAAACGAAAGGTCTTTTGAGTACCGCGCCGGATTGCATCTCCGGAGGGAAGGGTTCAAGAGACCTTTTATTTTTTGAGCCCAATCTTAACTTTGTCGCTGTCTGAGATACTGTGCAACACACATTCTCCCCATTTCATTTCATGCACCAATATCCAGCTTTTCTTGCCTTTTATCTCGGTTTCAAAAACATGGCTATGAACAACGTCCCTTCTCTTCTTCGTGTCTTCGCCATAGCCTAAATACTTGGCTTTAGCAAACACATTCGGAACAGATAGCAGTAGTTCATTCTTTTCTCTGTATTGTTCATGCGGTTGGTTCAGCCACTCTTTGATGCTTGAACCATAGATTCTTACCTCGTGTCCGAAACCGTCATTTGTCAGCAAAGTTTCTTTTAGGTACTCCGCTTCTTTGCGTATTTCTTTTGCTCGTTCGCGAAGAAGAGACTTCACCTGCTTGGCCCTCTCCAGGCAGCCGTCGATGTATGGGCAGTTAAAACAGTCCTTCTTATGGTTGCTGAATGCCGCCTTAAGCCGGTTCTTAATACCCCTTGGCTTGTAAAACGGACAGCTGGCGCAGTTCTCTGGAAAGTAGGGGTGCGTGTCGTTCACCAAGTACCCATCTTTTCCGGGGTTGTTGTCCAGCCCGCGCTGGGGCTTCGGAGCCGGCATGTCTTCCACCAGGTCTTCCGGCGATGCAGGCTCATCGGTGGCTTCGAGCCGGCACTTGCAGTTCCATCGGTCTTGCGGATGGTGCTTCGCCCAGAACGGATGCTCCACCGGCAGCGTGAGTTTCTTCTCCCAATACGAGCGGTGCGAGGCTTCGGCATCGGGAGAGGTAGTGGGCATCCACCGCAGGTTGGGCATCACGTCGCGGTTACGGACAAACTCCTGCCAGTCTGCTGCAGCATGTGCCCGCAGCATGGCCGTGTTGTATTCGGTCTTCAGCCACGTGCCTACATGGTGCGATGAGATGCTTCGAACGTCGTTCAACCACTGTTCGAACGGCTTGAGATGGCCGTTCGAGTCGAGTAGCTTGGCCGCCATAGCTGTACCCATGGCGTGCACTTTGAATGCGGCAAACACCTCGTTGCCGTGGCGCATGGCACTTAAGAACTCGTCGTTGTGCCGTGGCTGGTAGTCACCCTGTGCCAATCCCTGCACCGCTGCTTCGTGCAGCAGGCGCAGCAGCTCGCGCCACATACCAGGCTCTATCTCGGTGGACGTGTCGAAGCCGTCGTACACCTTGTGCAGGAAGTCGCTTAAGATGTCGGCAGAAAAGTTTACATCCTCACCGGCATTGCGGAAGTGGCTGTGACATCCGCAGTGGTTGTCACCGTAGTATAGGCTATCGATTAAAATTCGTTGTCCGCCCCGATAGGCTTCGGGGCTATTCCGAAAAAACGACTCAGGGCGTTAGAGGGCGGTGTGGGCTTGGTAGGGGGTGTCGGTTCTGTGGGTTGCTGTTGCATCCGTTCACGCAGCGCGGCGCGCTCCTCTTCCTTTTTTTTCTTTAAATCGTCGTAGTTCTCGGGCTTGGCAATGCCGAACGTCTCATAGAGATAGTCGTCGTCGATGGGTAGCCCCATATTGGCGCACTTCTGCACGATGTCGATTTGCTGCGCCACGTCCACCTTGTCTTTCTTGGCATAAACGAACTCGCCACCGTCGGTGTTAAAACCGAGATTGGCAAAGACGTCGCGCATCTGGTAGTTCAGAATGTCGAGGATGAAGTCGCGGTCGTCGGCGTTCATCTCGTCCTCTTCCTCCTTGTGTATCGTTCCCAGGGCTTGTGTACCCGTTTCCTTGGCGTCTGTGGTCAGCGTGTTGCCCAGCACACGAATGCTGATTTTGCTGTCCCAATATTCAGCAAAGGTGCGGTACAGTTCGCTGCTGCCCGTCTTGTTGGCTGCTTCGAGCAGTTTTAGGTCGCTGTCTTTGGGGTGTATATACACGGCATTCGTGCCCTGGGAGCGCGCCTCGCGGATCAGCGTCTTGCGCGCTTCTTCGTCGCCCGCATCATAGGTGTACTCGCGAATGGGCATGCCGAAGATGTTACAGAACCGCGCCCAGTCGCCCATGTTACCTTTCTTATACAACACGGCGGGCAGTATCTCGGCAAAGATACCCAGTCCGCGCTCACTGCCGACGAATAAGGTTTTGTCGAAGTACTCGATGGGCTCGCCTTCCACGTCGCCCTGATGGCGCAGCAGGAAGCGGTGTACGGGGTCGTAGTGCTTGCGGTCGATAGAGTCGAAGCGGATGTTACCGTCATCACCCAGACGGAACTGCACCAGCGTGAAGCCCCAGAATTCGGAGAGGATAAGTTCTTTGCGCAGCTCCTTAAACCAGGGCGAGCGCAGCTGCTTATTGATTGCTTCGTCGGGCTTTCCGTTACGCTGAAACTCAATCGGTATCTGCGTAACGCCACGTAATCGCTTCGCCATCACGCCCGTTAGGTGCAGGTCGAAGTTCGCACTCTCGTACATGTCATAGAGCCGCACACGATTGCTGTAGTCGATACCCCGGGCCGAGGTAACGGCGTTCATGTAATGCTGTAGATTGAAGTGGAAGAGCTCCGGCATCTGTAACACCACATCCGGCTGCCGTTCTCCCTGTTTAGTGAGCATGCCGCCCTGTGTAATGCGGCCTTTGCTGGCTCGTTTATCTCTTAAGTTTGCCATTGGCTTAATCTGAATTATGTGTTATGAATAGTAAATCACCCCAGTATCGGCCTTACCTCGTCGGCCTTGATTTGCCAGCGCGACTTGTCTTCGAGTTCGTCGGCAGGCAATAGCGGTGCCCCGTCGATGGTGACATCGCCCCGCATCACGCCCTTGAGCCACTCCACGGCCCGGTCGTAGCGGTCCTGTCTGGTCTTCGACATCTTGTAGGGGTTGTGCTGGCAGTAGATGTGAAAGACGGCAATATCGATGGCAAACATCAGTACCAGCGCGTGCCGGTCGGTACCGCGTGCTTTAAAAATGCGGCTGCAGTCGTACTTCTTGTTCAGATACGACCGCATCTCCATCACGGCGCGGTCCTCGCATATCTCAACGATCTGCGGGTCGTAGTCGGCCGTACCCTGCCGTAGCAGGCTGTCGAGTATCTCGCGATGAATGCTCGCGTCATAGTCGGTGATGTCTATAAAGTTGCTCATATTACAGTATAAAAGGGTTGTCTTTGTTGAGCTCTTCGTCGTTAAGGGCGATGGTGTAGGTGGGTTCCAGCTCTCCCGTCTTCGTGTCCACCATGGTCACACCTCCCTCCACGGCATCGAGGCCGTCGGCAGGGTAAGGCAGGGTGAGCTCGAAGAGTTTGGACTGGTTGATGAGTTCCTGCATGTGGGGGTTGTCCTTCTCTTCTTCGTTGAATATCCATGTACCTAATCGGTCGAGCGGCTCAAGGTTGGCCTCGATGCGCGTGGCCTTGTCGGTCTTCTTGCGCGTGTCCTCCCTGATGAACAGCTGCGTCTTGCGCTTGGCGCACTCGTCGCGCAGCAGGGGCTTGAACACCTGCTGATAGAAGGGGTCTTGGAGCTTATTGTTCTCTATGTACCAATACACGTTGGTCTTGCCGCCAACATAGTTGTTAAGCTCAAAGTACCATCCGATAAAATTGGCATTCGTTTCCCGGGCGAGAAAACCCTTAATGATGTAATACACGCCTTTGTATTTGCCAATCAACCACAAGGCCTTGGTGCTGCTTCCTTTTTTCTTACTGTCCGAGTAGGCGGGGTCACCGTAGCCAATCAGGAAGCGGAACTTCTTTAATGGCGGTACCTTACCGAAGGGTAGGCTTTTAAAAATCTTACCTTCGGCGATGGGATTGTTAAAATATTCAGCCTGCTGGGCGCGCACGGATATTTTCGATAAAATCCGGTCGATCTGCTCCTCGGTGTTTTTCTGCGGCCACGTGCTGCGTCCGTGCCTGTCGCGAATGTTGACGATGTCCCAGCTGTTGGCCAGTTTACCGGCACGTGTAATGCAGCAGTCTTTGGCGATGATGTTGCCGCACCACAGCACCAGTGTGGGCTCCGAGATGGAGCGTGTAGGGTACAAGGCATGCTCAGCCCATTGCCACTTCTTGTCGAGCGTGGTAGGATTGCGGCAGTCTTCGTCGGTGTCGTAGTCGTCGAAATACAGCACATCGGGACGGATGGCCTCATTTCGCATACCACGCGGGGCCGATCCGGCTCCCAGGGCAATGAACTTCGCACCGCAGGCGCAGCTAAACTCTCTATCCGTCCACATGCCCAATACTTCCTGCTTACCGTAGAACTGTTGCAGGCGCGGGTTCTTTTCGAAGTTAATCTTATAAGGTGCGAGCAGGCGTTCGGCCGCATCAATGGTGGCCGCTGCCAACGCCACGAACCGCTTGCGTTTGGTGAGCGTGAGGTACATCAGCACGAACATCGCCACGGTCGACTTCGCCAGCTCACGACTCCATGAGAGAACCTCGTACCATTCCTCGTTGGCGATGATGCGCTTGATGGCTTTCACCTGGAAAGGTGCGAACTCGTACTTGGCATACGTCGGAAAGAAATACAATATCCACGCTATCGGGTCGGCTTCCAGTTCCGCCCGTTTTTTATCAATATCATACCGGGACAGACTTTCATCGACATCGATGTCTTTAGCCAGTCCTTCGTTATATCTGCGCCATAGTTCAAGGGCTTGTTTGTCGGTCAGCTTTCCCATCATTGCTTGCGGTTTGCCTGGTCTTTGATGAACGCATCAAAGAGGTAATTAAACTGTTTGGCCGCCTCGATGTCAAGCGGTCGGAGCCAGGAGAGAAAGCGCATGGCCACCGACACGCAATCGGGCACACCGATGTCTGCCTCGAGTTTCTTAATTGCGCCCGCCAGTTTGGAGAGCGCGTCCGCCTCCTGTGTGGTGGCAAAGCGTTCACCCTCGGGGCGGTCGTTAATCTTTTTGTTGATTTCAACGATCTGCCGGTTCCACTGGGCAATGATCTGCGCCGGTGTAATTGAAACCGATGCCTTGAGTGTGTCCCAATTCTCCGCTTTCACCCAGCGGCTGACCGTCTGCCGAGTCGTGCCCACCTTGTCGGCAATCTCCTCCTGGGTGTAGTTGCCATCCAGGTAGAGCGACTTGGCGATGCCTTTTTTATCAATGCTTGTTTTTGGCATATATATACATCTTTATACATTGCAAAATTCCTACTTTTTGAGTTGCCGGAAAAATTAGAAATACATCATATACATTGATTTTGAAGCGATATGAAGAGCGTCTGAAATGGTATTTTCGGCATTTTGCAGCGATAAAAAACACGTCTACTTTTGCATAAAAATTCACGCGAATGCAAAAACAATTCTTTAATATCATCCCTTCTGAAGGTGGCGAGGTGGCCATCTTACTCTACGGCGATGTCGGCGAAGGCCAGCGCGTAGACAGTGGCCGTGTGGTGGCCGAGCTGATGGCACTTTCTCATCAGTATAAGAAGATCGATGTGCGCATTAATAGCTGTGGCGGGGATGTGTTCTCCGGCATGGCCATCTACACCGCCTTGCGAAACAGTAAGGCGGACATCACTATTTATATCGATGGTGTGGCTGCCAGCATCGCCGGCGTCATCGCCCTGTGTGGTAAGCCCCTGTATATGTCGCCTTACGCCAAACTGATGCTTCACGCCGTCAGTGGCGGTGCGTGGGGCAACGCATCGGACTTGCGCGATATGGCCACGCAGATGGAAGCCCTGCAGGGTGACCTCGCTGCAATGATTGCGGGCCGGTGTGGCATGAAAAAGGAAGATGTCTTATCGAAGTATTTCGATGAAAAAGACCACTGGCTCTCTGCCCGTGAAGCACTGGAGATGAAACTCATCGACGGCATCTATGAGATGGCTGAAGAACCGGTGCCTACCCAAACGACAGACGCGATTTACACGTATTTCAATAACCGGCTGCGAAACCAGCCACTAAAACCAAACGACGAAATGGGATTGTTAGATTCAATTAAAAAAGTGCCTTCGTTTGCTAATATGGCAAGTGAAGACGATGTGCTCGCGCATATCCGCGACCTGGAGAACAGGGCCACGAAAGTGGACGCACTGGAAAAAGCTGTCAACACCTACAAGCAGAAGCTGCAGGAGGTCGAAGACAAAGAGGTTGCGGCGTTCATCGACAAGGCGATCGCTGAGCGTCGCATTACAGCCGCGCAGAAAGAGAGTTTCACGGCCCTCATGAAGAGTGACCGTGAAAACACAGAGAAACTCATCAACAGCATGAAGCCCCAGCCCGAACGTCGCATCGTCGACGTGTACAAAGGGGAGGCCTCGCCCGCATCGCTTGCAAGCAAGACCTGGGATGAGCTGGACAAAGCCGGACAGCTGTCCAACCTCCGTAACGCCGATTTCAATACTTTCAAGGAGAAGTATAAAGAGAGATTTGGCGAAGATTACAAAGAGTAAGACACGCATTTAGAGACGATTTGAACAACATTAAAACAGAAAGAAAATATGGCATTAAACATCAGTATTTGGCAATCCACACTGGTCGAGAACTTTTATCCCGACAACAGTTTTGCTACAAAATCCGTAGACGACTCGACCTTCGTCAAAGCACACAAGGTCATCATTCCCAATGCGGGTAAACCTTCGAATGTAAAGAAAAACCGCACGGTAAAACCGGCACAGGTGAACCAGCGCGCCGACAACGACCTCGAGTACGTCATCGACGAGCTGACCACCGACCCGATTTACATTCCCAACATCGACACGGTGGAACTGTCTTACGACAAGCGCAGTTCCATCATCAGCAACGACCGCAGTCAGTTGCAGAATGAGGCGCACTTGAACCTGCTCGAGCGTTGGGGTTCAGGAGTACCCACAACCAATGTGCTGCTGACCACCGGCACCGTCGAGCGTGCCGCACACACCTCGGAGACAGCCACCGGCAAGCGCAAGCGTATCACCAAGGAAGACCTCCTGTCCATCATGACGCGAATGGATGCCGACAACGTGCCCGAAGAGGGACGCTACATCCTGCTTGATGCGTACATGTACGCCGACTTGTTGTCTGACCTTACAGAAAGTGACAAATGGATGCTTCAGAACTCGGCAGATGCGCAAAAGGGTATCGTGGGCAACCTGTGGGGGCTTAACATCATGAAGCGCAGCAAGGTATTGCGTGTAAAAAGCGATAAGACCTTGCTGCCGTGGAGCGAAGAAGCTGTTGCCGGTGAGTTGGCCGCTGCACTGGCGTGGCACGACCAGTCGGTCAGTCGCGCATTGGGAGAAGTCAAGATGTTTGACTCGACGAACAACCCGCTCTACTATGGCGACATCTACTCGTTCCTGCTCCGCACGGGCGGTTCGGTGCGTCGTTACGACAAGAAGGGTATCTATCTGCTGGCCGAAGCCGCGAAATAAGAAAGGAGTAGCGTATGTTACCAAGGATTAAAATACAATTCATGAACGGGCAGCTGGGTACTGTCGGGGAAAGCCCCGACGGGCTCTTTGCCCTGGTGTGCGGTGCAACAGTCGTTGCAAAGACGCTGGAACTGGATAAGGCCTACCTCCTACATTCGTATGAAGAGATGGTGGCACAGGGTGTGACAGAAGAGAATAACCCTCGCTTGTACAAACATGTCAAGGACTTCTACACCGAGGTGGAGGAAGGTACGAAACTCGTCATCTTCCCTGTCGACAGGACCAAGACCTTCACCGAGCTGTGCGACAAGGACACGGGCGCCATCAAAGATCTCATCACAGCACAGAATGGAGTCCTGCGAGGTATCTTCGTAGCCGGAGACGGACGCGAGGCCACCCTGACCACCAACGGACTGGACGATGACCTCTTTACTGCCCTTCCCAAGGCGCAGCAGTTAGCCGAATGGGCTACCACCTCGCTCTATGCCCCGCTCTTCATCGTCCTTGAGGGTCGTGGCTACAAGGGCGGTGTGGTCAAAGACCTGCACAATGAAGCCTACAATCGTGTGGGCGTTCTCATTGGCGACACGGTAAAAGCCTCCGAGGGCGCAGCAGTGGGCGTGATGGCCGGTCGACTGGCCTCCATCCCCGTGCAGCGCAATATCGGCCGGGTGAAAGATGGTGCGCTCAAACCGATTGCTATGTATATCGGCAACAAGCCTGTGGAAGAGAATGCCTCGGCGGTAAGCGACCTCTACGATGCCGGCTACATCACCCCGCGCAAGTATGTGGGCAAGGCCGGTTACTTCTTCACCGATGACCGGCTGGCCTGCGAACAGACCGACGACTATGCGCACATCACCGCGCGCCGCACCATCGACAAGGCCTACCGCATCGCCTATGCAGCGTTGCTTGAGTTGATGATGGACGAACTGGCGGTCAATGAAGACGGTACGTTGCAACACGGCATCATCATGGCCTGGCAACAAATGATGGAGAACGCCGTCAATCGCACGATGACTGCAGTGGGCGAGCTTTCGGCCGATGCCGACGGTGCAGGCTGCAAGGCCTACATCGACCCCAAACAGAACGTGCTCTCAACCTCGAAGATCGTACTCGTGCTCAAGGTGCGGCCGTTCGGCTATGCCCGCTACATCGACGTCAAACTCGGCTTCCAGGTAGAAGGTAAGTAGTTTTTGCGGGTGGGCTTCACGCCCACCTGCTTGGATCATCTTAAAGGAATAATAGTATGTTTTTCAATAGTAAAGAATACGAGTGGGCAGACATCAATGTCGTGATGGGCGGACGGCCTGTCACTGGCATCCGCGGCATTAAGTACAACATCAAGAAGGAAAAAGAATTGGTGTTTGCAAAGGGTAACAGGCCCCATGCCATCCAGGCCGGCAATTACGACCACAGCGGTGAGATCACGCTTCTGCAAAGCGAATACAACGCCTTGCGTGCGGCTGCCCTTGGCGACATCCTGAAAGCATCGCTCGACATCGTGGTGGCCTACGGCAATCCTGAACGCGGCGATGCCATGACCGTAGACGTCCTCATTGGCGTAGAGTTCACCGAGGACAACACCGAGTGGAAGCAGGGAGATAAGTTCCAGGAGAAGACCATTCCCTTCATCTTTTTAGACAAAAAAAGTGTGTAAACCATTTAACAAGCAAAGCAATGAAATACAGTAAAGAACAAGTCCAAGAGTGGAAGAAAAAACATGGCGATCTCTTCGAGATTACCGTCGAAGGTAAATCGTGCATCCTGCACCGTCCCACGCGGCGCGACTTGAGCTACGCCAGTGTGGTGAAAGACCCCATCAAGATGAGCGAGACCATGCTTAATCAGCTGTGGGTGGACGGCGACGAAGAAATCAAGACCGATGATGCCCTCTTCTTCGCCGCCATTCAGAAGATGCAGGATGTCCTCGAAGTCAAGGAGGCCGAAATAAAAAAGCTTTAGAGGACGCCGAGGTCGACATCTCCGATGGGTTCGACGTCCTCTTTTTCAACACAGTCATGCGCTACTACCTACACTTAGACCCCGACACGCTGTCGGACGAAGAGTGGGCGCATACATACAAATATTTAGCCGAGATACGCAAAGCAGAAACCAAAGCCAGCGATGGATAATATTCTTAAGTTCCTCATTAAGCTCAACGCCGACAAGGGCAATGTCGTGTCGGTAGCGCGACAGACCGAACAGCAGCTGGATGCCATCGACAGAAAGGCATCCGTTGTTGGTCGGGGCCTGCGACGTGCTTTTTCGTTCGATGGCTTCAAGAGTTCGCTGATGTCTATTCCGGGCGTGTCGTTTCTGATGAACCCCTACACCATGATAGGTGCGGGCATCGCCGGCATGGTACGACTCGGGGCGCAGGCGGAACAGACGAGCGTAGCCTTCCGCGTGTTGGTGGGCGATGAAGAGAAGGCAACACGGATGCTCTCGCAAATCACCGACCTATCCGCCCGCTCGCCGTTCTCGAAGCTCCAGCTGGAGAGAAACGCCCAGCTGATGATGAATTTCGGGGTCGCATCCAATGAAACACTAAAACGACTCGAGCAGCTGGGAAACATCTCCGGCGGTGATGCCGGCCGCCTGTCGTCGCTTTCGCTGGTACTCGGCCAGGTGCACGCCAACGGCTATCTGATGGGCCAGGACCTGTTGCAATTTATCAATGCCGGATTTAACCCGCTGCAGGAACTGTCTAAAATGACGGGCAAAAGCATGAGCGAACTACGCGACTTGATGTCGGATGGCAAGATTACCTACCAAAACATTGCGCAAGCCATCGACCATGCCACCGGTGCCGGAGGCAAGTTCAACGGCATGATGGACGCCCAAAGCCAAACTGTGGCAGGCAGGTGGAACAAGGCAGTATCGGTTGTACAGACAAAGACCCTCGAGCTGTACAATTCCGTAAAGTCGCCCATCGGAGAACTGCTCGACCTGATTACGGCAGCCATTCCGAAGATATTCGGCCTCGTTTTCGCACTGGCCGGCGCGCTGTCTTCGGCCATCAAGTTTGTGGTCAAGTTCAAAACGGAGTTCCTGATCCTCGGCGGTGTTATTGCAAGTGTATGGGCGGTGTGTCGTGCTTATACGATGGCGTTAGCCGCTTATAGGGCTGTGGTGGTTGCTATTACCGCCATGATGAAACTGTGGACGGCCGCCCAGTGGTTGCTCAATCTCGCCATGGCGGCTAACCCCATCGGGCTAATGGTCGTTGGTATGGTCGCTCTTACTGGCGTTGTCGCTTACTGCTGGATGAAGTTCGCCGGCTTTCGGGCTTTCCTGATCACCATGTGGGACACCATCAAGGGCTTTGCAGGCATTGTCAAGGACTATCTGATCGCTCGCATCGAAGAGCTGTTAAGTGTCCTGGGGAAGGTGGGCAGCGCACTGTATAAACTCTTTAGCGGCGACTTTAAAGGAGCTGCCCAGGATTTCGGCACCGGAGTGAAGAACCTGCTTGGAGTGAGCTCCGCTGCCAATGCCATCTCGCAAACGGCCAACACGGTTAAAGGCTTCGGGGCGAATTACCATCAGAACCTCGCCACCGAGTGGGCCAAGGATAAGCAGAAATCAGACAAGAAAGAACGCTCCATCTTATCTGTGCCCGGCCTGAAAGGCAGTGCCACCGCCGAGCAAGTTGTCTTTGGCGATGGTAAAGATAAAAAGAAGAAAAAGAAAGGCCGCAAGTCGGCCGAAGACATCGCCACGGGCGGCCGCCGCAATACCTCCATCACTATGCACATCGGTAAGTTTTTCGACACGCTGCACGTCCACATGACCGACAAGGCGGACACAGCAGAGCTCGAGCGCATCGTCATACAAAGCATGAACCGCGCCCTGGCCATCGCTACAAGCACCGACCGAGGTTAATTTATAACTGGATAAAATGAACACTGCAACGCGTTTCGCTCTTGAAAACATAGCCCTACGGGTATTTGGTGGTAAGATACCGCCCTACTGGCTGTTCCGATACACGGGTATCGCACAGGTACCCAGCGAGGACTACGATGCGATCCGTGTCATGGACGACGCGGAGCTCGAAGACCTGGTGCGCACCAATGCGCTGGGCATACCGATGACCATGCCGCTAAGTTTGAAGATAGAAGAGCCGGGCGCACGCGAATGGCTGCTACCCTTGGAGCCGATGATTAGCCTCACGGGCCGACACATCATCAAGCGGCGGCAGGTGAACAAAGGACTGATACGCGGAAGCATCAAAGAACGCTGGGCGCAGGATGACTACGAAATCACCATCGAGGGCTTACTGATGGGCCCCGATGGTCGCTACCCCGAAGCCGACGTGGCGCGACTGAAGAACTTCTGCGAAGCCGGTGCTGTCACGGCCCTCTCGCCCCTGCTCGAGGTGTTCGGCATCTCACGCCTGGTGATAGAAAGCTGGGAAATGCCCTTTACAGCGGGTGAGGCGAACCAGAACTACACCATCAAAGCATATAGCGATGACATTTACAAGCTGCTGCTCGGTAGCTCTGAATACGAACGATTACAAACCCCATAGTCATGTACACGATGATCTACGACATCACCATCGGCAGCTACAAGCTCGGTATGCTCGACGCGGTTAGCGTTCATAAGAGCGTGGAACTGCTGGCCGACACCTGCGAGATAACACTACCCGCCGCGCAGCTTAATAAAGCTCTCGACGTGGAAAGCCACATCCGGCGCGGTGATGCGGTGGTGGTGAAGTTCGGCTACAGGGAAACGGGCATCGTAGAAGAGTTCCGCGGCTGGCTGCAGCGTATCTCCACCGATGGGGGCAATATCAAGCTCTACTGCGAAGATGACCTCTTTACCTTTCGCCGCGACATTCCCAATGCCGTGCTGAAGAAAGTATCGCTGGCCGCCTTACTGCATCATATTATAAAAGGTGTAGGCAGGAAGTACCGCGTGGCCTGCTCCTATACCTGGACATACGCCAAATTCGTCATCCGCGACGCCACGGGCTACGATGTGTTAAAGAAGGTGCAGGAAGAGTGCGGGGCGGACATCTATCTGCAGGACGGCACGCTGCACGTGCACCCCCCGGGCGAGGTAACGGGTACCGACCGTCGCTACGACTTTGCCCTCAACGTCGAGGAAGCCGACCTGACCTATCGACGCGCCGAAGACAAGAAGGTGCGGGTAGTAGTTAAGGCCATCATGCCGGACGGCACAGTGAAAGAGATAGAGACGGGCAGCACGGGCGGTGAGAAGATGGAAGTCAAATGCCACGCCTCCGACACGGCATCGATGCGGGCACGGGGCGAAGCCGAAGTACGCCGGCGGAGCTTCGACGGCTACGATGGAAGCATCACCACCTGGCTCGTGCCGCAGTGCGTGCCGGGCGACACCGCTACGCTGCACGATGCCGACTACCCACACAAGGACGGCACATACTATGTACGCAGCGTTACTACGGAGTTCTCCGAGAACGGCGGGGTACGCAAGATCGAACTCGGATTTAGGCTAAGCTAAAATAAAGATGGACAGTTACAAGGAATTAGCCCAATTGGTACAGGCAGCCGCCGGCAAGGCATCGCTCACCTTGATGCAGGGCATCGTACGGAAAGTGGATGGTGTTCTGTGCGATGTGGAGCTCGGCAATATCACCGTGCCCGACGTGCGACTGCGCGCCTCGGAGGCTGCAGAAGTAGGACAGCTGCTCATCACGCCCGCCGTCGGCAGTGCCGTCATCGTGGGCAGCCTATCGGGAGACCTCACCCAGCTTGTGGTCCTGGCCGTAGACCGCGCCGAAAGTATCACCATCAACGGCGGTAAGTTGGGTGGACTGATTAATATCGAGCCGCTGACGCAGAAGCTCAACGAACTGGTGCAGGCGTTCAATAGCCACACCCACCAGGGCACGCACGGGCCGACGGGGCCACCGCTCCAGCCGGCGCAGCAAATGAAAAGGGATGATTACGAAGACACAACCGTAAAACATTAAGCAGATGAACGGCATACAACTCATAGACTTTGCTCCCGCCATCAAAGTGCGGCGCGATGCGCAAGGTAAGATTCTATCGGGGCTGCAGGTGGGCGACATCCTGCGACAGAACCAAGCCCTGATCCTGGCCTTACATCCGGGCGAACTCAAAGAACGTCCCTCGGTGGGCTGCGGTATTGCCGACATGCTGCTCGACAACGACCCGCTCTATTGGCGTTCGCTTATCCGCGAGCAATTGGAAATGGATCGTCAAAAAGTAAACAGCGTAAAGCTGACATTAAAAAACATAGACATAGACGCAACGTATTAAATTCAAATAAAAATGATTGAACACTTTTTAAACAAACTTTCCGAAGTCCTCTCCACGGTGTGGGGCTGGCTTCTGTGTGCATTCCTGCTGGTGATGAATTTCATCGTAGGCTACGAACGGATGGTGGGTTTCACCGTGATGGCCATCGTGCTCGATGCCGTTTGGGGCATTGCAGCCAGTCTCCTACAAAAACGCTTCGCTTTAAGTGAGCTGACACGCGACACCTTTGCCAAACTCGCCGTGTACGGCACGGCTATCTTTGTCTTTATTTTACTTGACAAATTGGCGGGGGTTGGTGCAGGGCTTACCACCAGTATCATCTGCATCGGAATCATTCTCGTGGAGCTATGGAGTATGGCGGGCAGCATGCTGATATGCTATCCCAACATGCCGTTTTTAAAGCTACTCAAAAAGGCATTGGCCGGCGAGATAGCCAGCAAGTTAAACGTACGCCCCGAGGAGGTGGCCGAGGCCCTTGAAACCCTACATGTAAAGAAAGTATGAGAGCTATTAAGTACATCGCCGTACACTGTACAGCCAGCTCGCAGCACACCACGATTAAGGAGCTGCAGCAGGAGTTCCGCCGTAAAGGGTGGAAGAACCCGGGCTACCACTACGTAGTAGCTGCCGACGGAACCATCACGCAGTTACTCGACGAAGATAAGGTGAGTAACGGCGTGAAGGGCTATAACAGTGTTCTAATTAACGTGGCCTATATCGGCGGCATCGATGCCGAAGGGAAACCTGTAGACAATCGCACGGCTGCACAGAAGGCATCGCTGGCAGGACTGTTGAGTATGCTTCATAAGAAGTACCCTACCGCCACGATACAGGGGCACCGCGACTTTTCACCTGACCGCAACCACAACGGGCGTATCGAACCCAGCGAGTACATCAAGGCCTGCCCGTGCTTCGACGCTAAAACAGAATATAAGGACATCCAATTTCAATCTGTATGAAACACCTATTGTATATACTTCTGCTGCTTGTGTTGGTTTCCTGCCGTACTACGCGCACCGTGACGCGCGAGCTGGAAACAAACATACAGCAGCGCGACAGTGTGGTGCAGCGCGACAGCGTCGTTATTCGTTACGTCACCGCCACGCGTGACAGTGTTATCGTCCGTGATTCGGTGGTGATCATCAAAGACACCACGGGTAAGGTGATAGGAACCGAGCGATACCGCACCAGTGACCGCGTGCGGGACAGACAGACAGATAACGCGACAACGGAGAAGAGCACAGAAACCCGAGACAGTGAAAGAGAGCAGCAAGTAAAGGCCGTAAAAACGGACTCAAAATCCGTTCGGCTGAGTCTTACATCCTTTGTGCGCATTCTTGCCGGGATTCTTTGTCTCGGCATCATTCTATACATTCTATATAAGGCGCGTCGACTATGGAAGTGGTGGTAAGAGACGGGCAGACGCTGGCAGATGTGGCCATACAGGAGTATGGCGCACTCGAGGCCGTGGTACAACTGGCCGCAGACAATGGTTTGAGCGTGTCGGATGTGCCGCAAACCGGTACCGTGCTGCGCCTGCACGAAAAGACATACAGCCGTGTGATGCGCGACTATTGTCGGGCGCGTGGTGTGCAGCCTGCCACATTGCGGGGGAGTAACGCTACCCGAGAACGCATTTTTAACGAGGTCTTTAACGACATATTCAATTAAGCAGATGGCACGAACAATAGCAGAAATTAAACAGACGATGACGGATGCCTTCATGGCCAACGCCACCATCCGCGAGCAATACGGACTAACGGAGGGTAGCACCTTTGCCGGCAGTTTTTCGCCGGTAAGCCTCGAGAGCATCCTGTTCTTCATCGTGGCTGCCTGCTGCCACGTGATGGAGGCACTATTCGACCGCCATCGCGAAGATGTCGACGATAAAATCAGTCGCGCCGTGGTGGCCAGCGTGCCCTGGTATTACAAGATTGCACGCCAGTTTCAATACGGCGATGCACTCGTCTTCGACGACGCTACATCGCAATATCGCTACCCTGCCGTCGATGAGAGTAAGCAGTTAGTGCGCTATGTGGCCGTTCGCGACCGCGGTACCAGCATTCAGATACTTGCCTCGGGCGACAAAGATGGGCTTCCCGTCCCCCTTTCAAATGATGTTCTCACCTCATTCAAACAGTATATGAATAGGGTAAAAATAGCCGGTGTGGTGCTGAGCATTCGGTCCCGTCCGGCTGACTGTCTCATCATTTCGGCAAGCATCATAGTTGACCCGTTGGTGATAGATTCCTCAGGTGTGCGCATCTCGGACAAGAGCCGACCGGCAGAAGCCGCCATTAATGCCTATCTGCGCGGCATCACCTATGGCGGCACCTTCAATAAAACCAAACTTGTGGACGCCATCCAAGGCGTAGAGGGCGTGGTAGACGTGGTGCTGGGAGCATGCCAAGTAAAGCGCAGCGACGGCCTGTATGTAGATATACAAGGCAACAATTATACGGCCACGAGCGGCAGTTTCATTGTCGAAGGGCTGCACAACACTTTAACATATGTGGTTTAACGTAGACTTCAACCGATGGGCCGTGCAGCTACTGCCGCCTCTCTTGCGCAGCCAGGTGCTCCTGGCCCTACTTCACATCTTCATCTTGCCTTTGCGCAGGCTGCATGAACAGTTTACTCGCTATCGTGCTACTGTATCTGCGCAGCTTGACATCACCGCTCACGTGCAATACATCGAAAAGGCTCTTAATGATGCCTTTTTCCTGCGGCGTCGACAAATTTACCTTGAGACCATCGAAGACGAGGACGTGAGCTACTTTCATTTCAAAAGCGAAGGACAACAAGCAGTGTTCCTCATACGCCGCGAAGAGGGCGAAGGGCGGGTGCTGCATCATACTGGTGAAGGGACTTACAAGACCAGTTTTACAGTGTATGTGCCCACCTTCCTTTGCAGTTCCCTTGACAGCCGACAGGATAGATGTAAGGGAATCCATCTGCGCACCATCCTCAATGTACTGAATCATTACAAACCCGCGGGGCGAACATACCGCATAGAACTATACGACTATGAATAGACTGATATTCAACGAGGGCGGGCAGCCCGTATTTCTCGACGACCTCAAGCTGCTCCAAGACAACGACACAGGTTTTAATCATCGCCTCCTGGAGGCGATAACCGGAAGCCGCCAGGCCTTCCTGCTTGAGCAGATCGAAGGAAAGCCCGTTTCCGTAGACCAGGAAAAGATGACAACAACATTTGACATTGCCGGTGGCACGATCGTCGTCGATGGCGAGTTTCTCGACTTCCCTCAAACGCGGATAACGGTTAATTCCTGGCACGACCCGCTCTATATTTGCATCAAGGAAACGCCCCTTGAGGAGAGGGAACATCAGGATGGGCAGGTGCGCGCCTGCATGCTGTCACGCCAGGCCTATTTGAGCGCAGATAAGACCGGAGCTAAGGTGGTCTACGAGGCGATGACGTTGCCGACGTTGAAAAAACTCGTTTGCCAATTTGTAGGCATCAATCGCAACGAACCGATATGGCAATCCATTCCCGTCACGTTCTTTAACGGGTATTCCGGAGCAGTGCAGTTTCAAAAACGGGGAGATTCAACACGCGTAAAAGTAAGAATTGAAAGCCAGAAGGGGGAGTGGAATCAGTCAGGACTTCTCTTCGAGATGGATCCGGTAATCGGTGCCTTTCTCGACCGACGGTGGAGCGGAATCTTCGGCACCGGAGGAGACGACAGTGCCAAACCCTGTGCGCTTGAATTCGCAGATCGCAAGTGCTTCTTGAAGACCGTTGGAAGCATGGTAGGCTCCTCAATGGAGCTCGACTCTCCCAGTCTGTGCCCTGTATCGTTGATATTTGAAATCCTTGAATAAAGATGGCAGCAATCACAATCTACGACCTCCAAAAGCGCGCCAAGACGTTGCGCGAAAAAACGCAGACGGCCAGCGTCACCCCCGAAGAGGTGGGCGGTCTCATCGCCGACACCCTCGCCCTGCTGGCCGATGTCGAACAGACAGCCGGCAGCCTGCATGTGAGAAAAGTGTACAAGTCCAAAGCGGAGATGGAAGCCGACACTCATCCGGAAGACGCACACCATCAGCCGCTCAAGCCCGGGCAGTTAGTGGCGGTGCATGCCGATGGCGAAAGTCCCGAGAACGGAAACATCTACGTGTACCTGGCTCCCGGATGGAAACTCATCGGTAACCTGAATAGGGTCTCGCTGGGCGAAGCCGAAGGGCAAGCCTACTCGGGTGCTGCCGGCAAGAAACTGGCCGATGACCTGACGCAGGAGAAGAAAGACAGGGCCGACGAAGATGCGAGGCTCCAGCGGTCCATCAACCAAGAGGTGTCGGACAGAACCACAGCCCTCACCGAACAGGCCACCACGCTACGGAAGGAAACAGCCGAAGCAGTGGCCACCGAAACTACGGCCCGGGACAAAGCCGTCAAAGAGCTCAAGCAAAGCATCCAGGATGTGCAGGTCGGAATCGGTAAGGTGGAGGGGTTTAAACATACCTTCTTATCGGAAGAAGAGTACAACCGCAAGCGGCAGGCCGGCGAGCTCGATGCAGACCGCTGCTACTTTGTTTCAGAAGAGTAAAATGATACGAAAAGGTAACCATCAAACCGCGGCTGTGTACTACGGGCACAAAGCCATCACCGCCGTATACTACGGTGCGCAACTCGTATGGACAGCCATCCGCAGCTGCTTCGGCTCGGGCGTATGGATAGGGAGCAAAAATTGGGTTAATAACGAAAACTGGAAGTAATAATGGCAAACGGAATAGACAGAAAGATAACAGACCTTGCCACGGCGTGGGAGGGTTACAAAGGCACACGCATTGAAGAGTTTTTAAAGAAATACCTCTCAAAGCTCGATGGTGCGAAGTTTGGTTTCGTTAATATCGAGAGCGGGGCGAACTCATTGCAGACCATCCGCTTTTTCAAGGACAGACCCACGTATGAGGAGTGGTTCTCCGACCGGGTGAGGTACGCCGACCATGTGCTGGGCGAGTTTTCTTTGTACAGCAACAAGCCCGAAGAGACCTACGTCATGCGGGCTGTGATTACCAAGTACCCGGCCACATCGATGGCACGGGGCGCGCAGAACAGTTTTTCGCTGGCCTACAACTGCTACTGGGGTGACAACCCGGCAGACCGCGATACGGCCGACGGCACTGTCGAAATAGAGGTGAACGGCGTACCGGTGACTTCGCTTACCCGGGCACTCAAAGCCAGCGGAACGGCTACGGCCAATGTCTACGACTTCGAGCTGGGAGAGTATCTGACCTCCGAAACCAATACCGTGCGCATCCGGGTATCTAATACCCACGGCGCGGAAAAAGTCTTCAACTTCACCATCAACACCTATAGCCTGACGTTAGGCTTCGATTCCGCATACGACGAGAGTGTCATCCAAAACGGACGCTGGACGCTCCGGGTTAACTGCCAGGGTGTTCCGGCAACGGTGTACTGCCGCGTGCAGGACGGCGGCCGTACAGACACCTATACCAAGAGCATTCACAACTCGTCGGGTGAGTTCGTCATCGATGAGCAGAACCGCTACGCGGGCGGTGCGCACAACATCACGCTGTGGGCCGAGAACAGAGAGCTGGGCCTGCGTACCCCCGATATCACCACGACGTATATCAAGGCGTCGACGGGGGCAGTGGGTACCGCGGCCATCTGTCTGGGCAAAGGCATTCCTACGGAAGCGCGCCAGTTCTCCGTGGTAAAACTGCCGTATTACTTCTACCTTCCCGACGAAGATGCCGGCAGTAAGGCGACGGTCAAGGTGGAGCTCCTATTTAATGGCGATGCGCAGACGCGTGAGCTGGGCACACAACAGGTAGTCCTGAACCCGGATAAGGGCAGCGGGCTGCAGGTGGTGAACATTGCCCTCGACGATGCGGAATACCTGCCCGAAGTAACGGTACGCCTTTCCGTCGGCCCGCTGTCGACGGAGTGCAAAATCAAGGTACATAGCCTCGGTGTTGCCCTTGCCCCGGCCGATGAATGCAAGGTGTACCTCCCTATGCGCGGACGGGCTAACAGCGACGAGAGTGCGCAGAACATTGTGGCCACCTATCGGGGTCAGCAGACGGCACGCCTGGTGCGCTCGGAGAACTTCCGCCTCGACGATAGCAACGGCTTTATAGATGGCCAGGGAATGACCATCCGAGCCGGCAAGAGCGTCACGTTGAAAGACTTCCTTCCTTTCGCTTCCGATTTTGGGGCCAACGGAACCAAACAGGGGCGCACCGTGGAACTGGAATTTGAGAGCGGCATCTGCTCGAACGAGAATGCCGTCATCGTCGACTGCATGGATGGCGGTACCGGCTTCCGGGTCTATGTCAATCGTGTAGAGATGGGCTGCAGCACCGGGAATGTCATCACCTACTTCCCGGAGCAGAGCCGCGTGCGCCTGGGTGTTGTCATCGATGGCACCACGACGCACACGCGCAACAACCTGGGTGGCGGCAGCGTAGCCGAGAAAGATGTTAACCTGGCCTACCTCTACATGAACGGCGTCATAGTGCGCATGTTCGACTACGCCACGGCCTCGTGGAAGCAGGGCGCGCCGAAAGAGCTCACCATTGGCAGCCCGCAGGCAGAAGTCAAGCTGTACAGCCTGCGCATCTACGACAAGGCCCTGAACTTCTCGCAGGTGGTAGGCAACTACGCCTACGACACGCCCGACATCGAGGACGTCACCGACCGCGAGGGGCGACTGGTGCGTTTCGGTAAGGTAAGCATCGCCAAGCGCAATGACATTCTTAACAGCGTGGGCGATATTCACAATCCGGATGAGATAGTTTCGTACAATAAGGTGCGCAAGGCCCTGCCCGATACACCGGTGGCCGTGTGGAATATCGAGAACTTACCCTACAACAAGAACAACCCCAACGTGCCCATCACCGGTACAGAATTCATTAACCCGCAATGGGACAAGGCGCGTGACGGCTGGGCCTGCGCGCCATTCAAAGTCGGTGCGCACTCGTTCAATGCCGACGGAACGTCGAGCAACGGGTACCCCCTACCATATAAGAACTGGGCAGAGGTGTTCGAGACGTTCTCGGGCGACCCCGTAACGCTTACCCTCGATTCTGGGCACAGCGACGAACATTCCACCTCGTACAGCATCACGCGCGGTGTGGCCGAGGGTGAAAAGGAATTTGTGCACAAGGTGAACTTTGCCAGCTCCGAGGGCATCTTCAACGTCCTGGCCATGAACCTATTCCAGGAGATACTGTTAGGTTGTGCCCGCAACAACATGGACTTATACACCTCGTTCCAACGCACCCAGGCCATGGCTGGCAAAGAGGTGACATTCCGCAAGAGCCTCAGCGGACTGGTGGAAATCGGTTTTCGCAAAACGGCGGCCACGGCGGCAAAGGAGCCGATGTTCCTATCCATCTACAACCTCATCGGCAATAAATACAGCGCATCGTTTATGGGCTTCCCGAAGAAAGACCATACAAAAGCGCAGATATGGGAGATAGATGAGAATGTGAACTTCTTTAACCGAGAGATGACCGAGGCGGAAGTACAGCCCGGTGGCACCGTGAAGCAAAGTAACGGTACCGACAGTGCCGGACCGATGTACTACGCCCGCGTGCCCAAGAAGTCGCCTGCCAACAAAAAGAACAAGCTGGGGCAAGTGAAAGCACCCACCGATGATATTACGGCGGCCAACAAGGAATTGGCCGTGATACGCCGCTTCCACAACTGGGTGGTATCGTGTAACCCGCACCTGCCGGAGCGATACAAAACGGAGCACGGTGAGTACCGACAGCTTGACCAGGCGGTGACCTACAACAGCGTGAAGTACACGCAGGACACACCGGCTTACCGTCGCGCGCGCTTCGTGAATACCTATGCCGACTACCTTGTCAAGGATGATGCGCTCTTCTATATCGTGTTCTGTGTGTTTATCATCGGCATGGACTCGCTCGACAAGAATATGAGTGTAGCGTTCGACGACATCGAGCTGAACCCCGACGGCAGTGTAAAGACGGCACATGCGCGCCTCTTCCTGCGCGACACGGACACGCAAAGTCTGTTTAACAACTCGGGTGCGCTGGCATTCAAGTACTGGGCCGAGTGGAACGACGCCTATAATGGCACCACGGGCAAGACGCAGCCTATCGAGGGCGAGACCTACGACAACGACAACCACGCGTGGCTGCCCAAGATGGACGAGGGTTTCTCGCCTGTGTTCAATGGCCGCCTGTCCGGGTTAATCGACCTTGTATGGCAGTGCTGGGGCGATGACCTGGCCGCCATGTACAAGAGCATGCGCGACAACGGACTGGAGGCCGGCAACATCTTCCGCCGCTATACCGACTTTTGGCGGCAGTGGTGCGAGAACCTCTACAACGCCGACGCAATGGGCTACGCTAATACCGGGCACTTTACTAAGGCCTATGGCGACAAGGTCAAGCTCATGGAGTACTTCCTGCAGAAGCGCAGCCGCTATATGGATAGTAAGTTCTGCTGTGGCGAAAGTGTGGTGAACAACCTGCGCCTGCGCCTCTACGAGACAGGCAAGGGACTGGCCATCAAACACTACTCGCCGATGTATGCTTCGGTGCAGTGGGGTGCGAACAACTTCGCTACCGTGCGCAGTATCGACGGCGACTACGGTCTGTTGCCTTTCGGCTTTACTAACCCACAGAACGCGACATTCGACATCGACGATGCCGACATGGTAACCGATCTCAAAACGTTCACCAAGAAGCTCAACGGGCAGGTAGCTTACTTCGGACTCGAGGGATTGGGCGACTTCGAGTTCGATGCCAACATGCCGCTGCTTCGTCGATTGGAAGAATTGATCATGGACTACACGCCCCAACGCCCCAATACGCGCGAACGCGGAACGGCTTTCGACTTATCGAAGTGCGCGATGCTCCGGCGCGTCGTCGTCCGCAATGTGCTCAACCTGGCCAAGGTCATTCAGTTGGGAAGTGGTGTCTTGCAGGAGGTGGACTTCTCCGGTACGCCCATTAAAGGTGTGGTGCTGCCCGAGAACGGCACGCTTACACGCCTGGTGTTGCCCGACACCATCGAGGAACTGACGCTGCGCGGGCTGGATGCCCTTACACCCAGCGGGCTATCGCTTGCCGGGCTTGGCAACATCCGCAAATATCATTACAGCAGATGCCGACAGCTCAACGGCTTCGACATTCTGCAGCGTATCTATGAAGCAGGGGCAGAACCGACCGACATCACGCTGGAGGGCGTTAATGAAACACTTCACACACTTACAATGCTCAACCGACTGGCCAAGGCTGGTGCAAAGCTAACGGGCCGTATCCTTCTCAACGGCGTGGCACCCGATTTCCACACCAAGCTCCGCTGGATAGAGGCGTGGGGAGACATCGATAACCCCAATAGTCCGCTGTACATCCGTTACGAAAAGCGGGCAGTGACCAACATCAGCGTGTCGGGCGACTTCTATGTACAGACACCCGGAACATCCCGCCTAACAGTTACACCCGACGATTTACGCGGAAATACCGTTCGTTCGGTGGTATGGAGCATTGCATCCAACAGCTATGCCACCATTCACCCGCGCACAGGTGTGCTCACCGTCAATCGAATCGGAGAAGACAGCAAGGCACGTGCAGAAGTATCTGCAACTGTCACACTGGATGGGGGTGCAGAACTCGAAGCGCATGAGACCATCTATTTCTACCAACGCCCTGTAAAGGTCGGAGACATCATCTACGCCGACGGGAGCTATAGTGACAAACTTAACCGGGCAAAAACGCCTGTTGGGGTTTGCTTCTATCTCTCTGCTGACGGGAAGGACAGGCGGATAATGAGCATTAATCGCGTCAATTGGGCGGGAGTTAAATGGGGGGTGAGCCAAGCAACCGTAACCGAGTATTCCCTCGCGCGATTGGCTTCGGAGCCGGCAAGGGACCTGTCGACTGTCCGGGGACTTAGTAGAACCTATTCAACGGATATCGATCAAGACTTCACTGTGCTATCTTCGCCCCTGTTGGGCTATTCCGCCGGAGAAAAGATGTCGACAGGCCGATACAACACCCTGTGCATCATTCAGCAGAGAAATGACATCCTGCGCGACAGCAACTACAATATGGAGGTGCCTTCGGATCAAAACGGAGCGTCCGAGTATCAAGTGTTAAAGACCATTCACGCTGGCATTACCCAAAAAACGATAGCGAAGGGTGACTTGTACTACTTCCCGGCAAGTATCTGCTATGCGTATGAACCCACGGTGTTGGAGGGTGAAACATTGTCGGATAAGTTTGCGGCCCACAACTGGTACTTGATGTCTGTTGCCGAAGCTAAACTTATAGCCGAGTCATTACGGGAAGACTACGACTCAGATAGGAACTTCCTTCACCTTGCGACTTCATTAGGATTAATAGAGAAAGTCAATCTATCCGGAAACATGTATGAAGGGACACTTGAAACGTCGCAAGAATCAGGTTTTGACGAGAGGGTGTTCATGGAGAATTACTACCCTCGGTCTCGAAGAAAGTGGCAGGGAGCAAGCTATGTCTTTGCCGTATGTAATTTTTAAAAGATAACAAAAGATGAAGAAGGTAATAGAAAGAATAGACCAGGGTACTGTCACCCTATTAGTCTTCCCATTTGATCGAGAAGAACCGATAGAACTGGGTCGCGGATGCTTCTGCTATGAGCATGTCACAGCGACACTGGTGCGATTAAAATACTCCCAAGACGACGTTGAAGCGATACTATGCAACCACCTTCTTGCGCCCAAAGATGCGCAGGCTTGCAAAGAGTTTGATGAGTTGCAAGCCTATCGCGTAAAGTGCAAGAGGGAGGCGCAGGCGATTGTGGAAACCTATAAGATGCAGTCCGAGAAAGTTTGAAAGTAAGCCTTTTCGGGGGCGGGCATATAAAAGCCCCCGACCTTTATGAAAGTAATATGAAAGCAAAATTTTACACCAGCGCACCCCTGCCGTTTATGGGGCAGAAGCGCAAGTTTATCAAAGAGTTTAAGCGGGTATTAGCAAACTATCCTGATAACCTCACCATCGTCGACCTCTTCGGTGGTTCCGGCTTGCTGTCACATACAGCCAAACGGGTTAAACCGAATGCCACTGTTGTTTATAACGACTACGACGGCTACCACCGTCGCATTGAAGCAATCCCGCGCACCAACGCCCTGCTGGAGTGCATAAGGATGATAACAGGCCCGCTACCTGGCGGCAAGAAGATACCGCAGCCCTACCGCAATCAGATCCTGGAACTCATCGCCGACGAAGAGCAACGCGGCTTCGTCGATTATATTACCCTCTCCTCCTCGCTGCTCTTCTCCGCGAGGTATACTAACAACCTGGAAGAGTTGTCAAAAGAAACGCTCTATAACAATGTACGCAAAAGCAGCTATGACGCCACTGGCTACCTTGACGGCCTTACCATCGTACGGGAGGACTATAAGAGCCTGTTCAACACGTATCGCGCCACTCCTGGGGTTCTCTTCCTTGTTGATCCACCCTACCTTTCCACCGAGGTTGGCACCTACACTATGCGATGGAAGCTCGGTGACTATCTTGACGTGTTGTCCGTTCTGCAGGAAAACGACTTTATCTATTTTACCTCCAGCAAGTCGCAAATAATGGAATTGTGCGAAGGGCTCGAGCAAAGCAAACTTAGTCAAAACCCATTCAAGAACACACAATGCGTAGAGATACGCACCAATATGAATTATAATAGTGGGTATATCGATATGATGTTTTATAAGCAGCTTAGCCCGGGTGGCAGTGAAACGTCCCTGAAGTCTGCCGGTTAGAGGTAATGTAAAACGGCATTCAAACATCATTTAATCAGTGTTTGAATGCCGTTTTACAAAAACAGTTCTGTTACGTCGCACCCAATGATCTCTGCAACCTGGTAGAGCGTTTCAAGTCTTGGGTTGCTGTTGATTCTGTGAGACAGCGTTCGATTGCTAACCCCTAATCGTTGGGCAATGTCTGCAATACTAACCCCGTGAGCGTGGGCGACGCGCACGATGCTAAGTCTCTTCATGAATAGTGTCGTTAACGCCTGCGACGTGCTCCAGGTAGTAGTTGCAGGTAGGAATGAGGATTGCTTTCATGATCCTTTCGCTGTCGGTTTCCGGATCGAGAATGGCACTATAGTGTAAAACAGCAACCCTCCTCTCCACATGGCCGCTGGAGCTGATTTGATCAAAGCAATGTCGCAAGACATGAGGCTCAAGGTACAGGGTGTCTTCGAGTCTAAGGATTTCTACTACGCTTGCACTCCTTACGTGCAAGACGACTATCCGCCCTTTTAATTGCACGTCGTGCAGAAGTGCAAAAGCGGGCAAATTAAGTTGGATTAATTTCTCACTCATGGTTTATCTCTTTTTCGATTAATTCTATTGAAGATCCCAGGGCTGCTGCAACGACGATTAGAAAACTAAGCTTGATGTTGTCTCGACCGTTTTCCAATCGGGCGATCTGTCCCACCGGCAGCCCGGTCAGGTTCGAAAGCTGTTCGCGAGACAGCCCCCTCTTTTCGCGAAGGGCGAAAATGACAGCCCCCATACGTTTACGTTGTTCTTTTATCATCGTTAAGCGAATTTAAGAAGATGTAACCTGGCGGGGTTACATCCTCTTAATGTGCATGATTGGTTAAACCACTTCAATATTTCTATGTGACACTCCCGCGGCCGAGGGGACATCGTACTCCCTGGTTTTAAGAAATTCAACATCCTCGGCGTATCTAAGGTAAAAGTACGTTCCGCTTCCGTCTGCCTTTATAAATCGGAAGTCTGAACCAATTCTCTCTGAAACGACCTTTTCTAAGGCCTTCATGAAAGATTCATCCGAGCAGGCCAGTGATAAAGTCGTTCTATCGCACTCATGAAAGCCTCCGTAGATTGCACCTTGAATCTTTCCCCCTTTAACGATAAGGCGGTACACCCCAGCACCCTGGTAAGCTGAAAGCCAATACCGACCCTCTTCGTCTTTCTCATCCTCCGGATCGCACCAGGATATGACCTTTTGAGCTACTTCTTCCTGCATTGCCGCTTCGCGGCTAATAATGACCTGTGCTTCTTCATTTGATACAAAGACCTCCTCTGTTGAAATACCGTTGTCGTTGGCAGTGAGTTTGGTTCGTTTGTACCCTACACGGTCCATTCTTAAGGGAGAATACCAATTTCCCTCTTCGTCTAATTTAAAAAACTTTGAACAGGTACAAAATTCATAAGAAGAAGTGATCTCTACTATCTCCGCGTTAACCAGGTCTTTACTTGTCACCTTGGAGAGGCTGATGAGCTTTCTGTCTTCCTTTCTACGGATTGTGATTCTCGTCTTCAT